ATGTTACATCTGTAGCAGATGTTGTATCGTTATTCCACATTACTGGTGTATCTCCAACTAAAGAACCAATTGGAATATCTACTGCTGTTCCTTTTTGTGCAAATGGTAAAGAAGCTGTAAAATAGTCATGTTCCCATGCTCTTTTTCTTAATGTAGTTAAAGCTGCATAATTACTATTATTATCCCCATCATTTAGTTTATAATCTATTGGTGCAATCAAATTTTGATCTCTGTAATATTCATTGTATACGCATTGATATGCTGCTGATGGTAATGCTGATACTTTTGTATATAAAGCACTACCAGTATCAGGTGGTACACCTAAATAATCCATGAATTTTTTAGTTCCAGCTGGCAAACCACTATGCATACTTATATAAGGTGCTACATGTACTGAGTTATGTTCAGTTATAAACTTTTCCCAATTTGTCCATAAAATACGATTTGGTACAAAGAAATAATGCATTGTTACATCCATTCTGTGCATAACTGGTGCAATCATTGGTGCAAATCTTATCATACTTTCACATGATAATTCAAACTTATCTCCTGGTACACATTCAAGAGTAAGTATAGGGGTAAGATTACCCATGTCAGCTGATAGCTTGACGTCGTGTGTTAAATCAAAGACATTTTTTTTTGGCTTTGTTAACTGAATGCTGTTAAATAAATTTGGCATTTTTTTTGTTTTTAAAGGCGGATTCCACCGCGTGATACATAATATGTTCTTTTTACTTTTCCGTATGACCCACGTTTTTTACGTCCGTAGGTACGACGTCCCTTAAACCTTCGCATACTTTTTGTTTTTTAATTGTTGTTAAATTGGATTCCGATTGTTAAGTTGTTACTTCTTTCTAACAATTCCAGAGCTCTTTCCAGAGTTTGATTCTTGATAATTGGATAGCCTTTAAAGTAAAGACAGAAAATTCGTAATTCCATGTTGTTTGTTTTTTATTTTAAGAAATAAGATATTCCGATTTTTAATAAATCAGAAAATATATTTTTGTTTAAACCAAAATTTTGAAATAAATCTAATTCTTTTTGTCTAATTAAATTTTCTATGTTCTGTCCATTTAATTTTGCATTTGTTATTTCCGTTACAGCTTTATTTAAAGCTATTTGTTGGTCTTGTGTAAGTTGTTGATATTGTCTGGATTGAACCATTGATTTTATAGACTCTTTCATATTATCTAAAAGTAATGGATTCATATTCTTTTTTTGTTGAATATCTACCATAATATTTTCAACTTGTTTTCCAGTAAGTAAAGCACTTTGTTGTGTTTGTTCTAATAACCAAGGAGATTTATCTTCTAAATTGTCATTAGCAATTTTTTTACCTCTTGTTTCTTCTTCCATTAAAGCTATTGCTTGTTGTTGTTGTTTTAATTGTAAATAAGTTCCTATTGAATTTCCAATTATATTATTATCTACCCTTGGTGCTACAAAATCTGGTGCTTTTGCTTCTGTACTTCTTATTACTGGTGAGTTTGACATTTGTCCATATACAAGGTTCGGATTCAAACCCGCTTCCTTGAATCTTTGCATTTGTTGACTGGGGCTATTATAAACATTTTGTCTGTTCCAATCTGCTAATGCGTCTGCCCTTTGTCTTTGGTATAATTGTTCATTAAAAGCTTGTTGCTTTTCATTTGTGTCTTTTGTTGCTTTTACGTTTACTAACGTGCTTCCTAAGTTACTTGCTAAGTTTAAACCTGCAACTACTGCTGCTACTGGTATAGGCATATACTTGTTTTTTTTTGTTTTTTAAATTTGTATTTATGTAAGTGTTTTATAGGTGTACTATAATATGTACATATTCTACCTATTTTTTTATTGTTTTTTAATTGACATTTTAACCTATCTATTAAATTCCAATGGCGCATCTCCATTTCATTTTGTTGCTTATTTGTCATAAATATAAGGATTTAGTGTCAATTAGCACTAATATATCAAGGGGTATTAGTGCTATTTTTTTTTCTGACGCGCTTCGCTTGTCTTACGCCGAAATCGACACCGATTAAATCGGTGTCTTTTCGACGTCTGTTTTTAAGTTTTCCACAGTGTTTTCAACATCTTGTGGTTTTTTCCATTCGCGAGACTTAATACTCGCGACTTCTTCTTTTATCCTTTCAGCCATTTCTTGTCTTTCTACTAAATCTAATGTTCTTGGGTCTGGTAAATCATAATCTTCACCTTCATATATAGGTGTAAATCCAGTTACTGGTAGACCTCTAGTATATCTGTCTATAATTTGTCTTATTGACAAGTTTTGGTCTGGTATTGTTAATGAAGGTAAGTTATTTACTTCATGGTCTTTGTTAAATTCATTATAATTTAACGAATTTTTAACTTTCATAGCGTACATTTTTAAGTTTGCTTTATTCATAATTTCTGCCTAATTCGGCTGTTTTATACATTTGAGAAAATTGTTTTATATGTCTTTCTACCATTATTTTTTCGTATTGTTCTCCCAATTCTTCTTCTAGTTTTTTTGTTTCTATTTCTGATATTTTTAAAATATAATCAGATATTTTTTGTTTCTCTAGTTCATTATAAATTTTATCTTTATAATATCTTGGCATTGCAATTTTTTTATTGCCCGGTATGTTGACATACATACGTTTTTCTAAATCTTCTTTATGCCATTTGATGATATTTGGTGTAATATAATTGTCACCCATTTTTTTACTCATTAATGAGAATTCCTTTTGTCTATCATCGTTAAAATGAAGCGGGATTTTTCCCTTTTTTGTCATATATTTTAACGTATAACCTATACTTGCATCTGTTACTTGTCCTATGTATATAGTACCTAAAGGTTTATTATTTAACATCCATGCTTTTACTATCATTTCTTTATTTGCATTAAATAAAATGATATGGTAATGAGGGCGCATTTTCTTAGATCCATATTCGCCACATACATAATACTTTAATTTTTCTTTTGATAATTTTCTTAATCTCTTAAAAAATTTTTGTACATCAGTTTTATCTAAATTCATAAAACCTTTTTCAGTAATTGGTACACTTTGTGTATCGTATGTTAAAGTTACAAATAACGCAGACTTTGAACGCTCTCCCTCTTTTACCAATCTATAACTCCATCCAGATGTTCTCCTTTTCATACATGGGGGACATTTACTGCATGGCACAGGTATGTAGTTTCCTGTGAACTTATCTTGAACATAAAATGGTGTTATACATTTTGTTGACATTATATTCCCATTGGTGTACCATATTTAGGCATTGGTCTAACCGCCTTAATTTTGTTCAAAACATGACAATATAAAGAATCTCCTTCAGGGTCCTCAACAGCGAAAATTCGCTTTGTTGGATTTGCTGATACAAAATCACCATTTAAACTAGGTTCTGTAGCAAATATTCTACCAAGATGCCAATAATCTAAGGTTGTTCTAAAATCTCCTGCTACCCTTGAAGGCATATATTTGTACTCTGCATATCTTGGTACATATCCAAATGTATCTTCTGCATTACTTGTATAAGCATATAATTCTTGTTTTTGTACTTCTTGTTCTCCAATATTTGCAAAAGTTGGCCAAAAATAATCTAATGAATCTTTTTTCAAAAATGTTCTTGGTATACCTTGTTGATATGCTGTTTTAGGCATAACTGACATAATTCCAATAATATAACCATGTTCTTCGCAATAATAACTACCAGCTTTTCCGCTATTTACTGCAATTCCATGTCCAGACATATTACCTTGAGGTAAACCATCTGTTTGACCAGTTGTATTTAAAACTTCGCTTACTATTACTGGGCTTTTTACTCCAGTAATGTATTCTGGTCTTTGTAACCTTTTGTCTGAACTTCTAACACCAAAATGTGTTAAAATATTTTCAATATATCTTGTTCCACCTCTAGCATTTTTTTCTAGCCATTCTTGTAATCTAAAAGCTCTACGTAAATCGTTTATTGTTGCAGGTTGAACTGGTGTATCTGATGTTTTGGCCATTAAATTTGTTAAAACACCATCCCAATCTTGCATTTGTGTATTTCCAATATTTAAACTATTTGTACCATCATATGTTACATCTGTAGCAGATGTTGTATCGTTATTCCACATTACTGGTGTATCTCCAACTAAAGAACCAATTGGAATATCTACTGCTGTTCCTTTTTGTGCAAATGGTAAAGAAG